TCCCATTGATTTGATTTGTTAACTTTAAATGTTTGCATCATACCGCGCAAGCGTCTACCTTGTGGTGTTAATGTACCATCTTCACGCATACACAATTGCTCACCAGTTCTTGGATCAATCCATTTGATGATTTCAGGAACTGTTTGACCATATTTGTTAACTTTCTCACCATGAGCTTTTTGCTCTAATGGTCCTAATACTTCATAGCTGATTACACCATTTTTGTATTTTCTAAACACCATATGCACTTTTTTACCTTGTGCACGTTGTTCTTCATCAGGATGTGGAACTAAGGGACTATAGAAACTATTTTGTACTTCGCTTCTATCAGGTAAGTATACACTTCTTGCAGGAGCAGGTTTCAAATCTTCAGTTGGAACCATTTCTGCTTTATTGATATATGGATTGTTGTCGCCAATGTATTTTGGTTCAACTTCAACACCATTCAATACATCCATTGCAACTTGATATTTTAGTTTGTTAGCACGACCTTTTAAATTCAATACTATGCCAGTCTGATCATATACAAATCGTTCTAATTCAGTTGCCGTTGGAAAGTCAGTCATTAGACCTTCAATGTCAAAGTCTTGTGATTGAATTGCTTTTGGGGCTACGGGTTTTTCTAATTTCTCGTACTCAGTATCAAACTGCTTATCAGCTAGTTCATTTGCTTTTTTGAGTGTTTCGGGATCGATATCATCGCCCCAAATATTTTCGGTTTTTGTAGATTGTTTTTTCATTTCTTTTCCTTTTCTAAACTATGACAAGAGGAGCCCCATGCTCCTCTGTCTTTAATAAACTATTTCAGTATTATTTATTACCTTTTGTAGGGCCACGGCCTACATTGGTAATATCGTGCAAGCTTTCTACGCCGGGCTCGTCTTTACCACGAGTACCACGTCCACGTACGACTAAAGCTTTGTTGATCATATCAGCAAGTTCTTTTCTGTTGCCATCTTTTTTCTCATCAATAAATTCTCTGCGCTTTGTAGGATTACCTTCATTGCCCATTGTAGGACCACGCTTTTGATTGATTTCTTTTTGTTGTGGGTTAGTCATTTTCATAATTGTTCTCTTATACGAATTCTGCTGATATAACAGGTGTAATGTACAAATTAGCAGTTGCAGCACTTGCAGCACTAAAATAAATTGTTGCAGTACCTGTCGATAAACCTGTAGTTTGCAATTGAATAATTTCAGTTGCTTTTGGTTGAATGCAAATGCCTGTACCAGAACTACTGCTATTTGCAATAGTTGCAGTAATGCCTGAACTGCTTGGTCCCCAATTCAAGAATGCAATGTTTGCACTATCAACATTGTCTACTTTAATAAACAATGGACCTTGAATTTTACTGAAACTATTGCTAGCATTTGCAGGTGAAATATTACCTGTACCTGGCGTTGCCGCTGCAGTTACAAATATTGTATTACCTACTTTTTGATATGGTGTTGTTGACATATTTGTTTACCTTAAGGTGTTGTAATCACAACTGTGTTAAATGTTGTATATTGTCCAGTATTTGCAGTTGCAGTTGTAAATGTAGAACTGTCAACAGGAGTTGTTAAACCGCTATCTGTATACAATGCAAATGTTGTTGATGTTAATATATTAGCATAATATTCATTTGTACCATTAACACCTGCAGTCAATAATTGATTCATACCAGTTACTGCTGTTGGAGTTGTTGTAGCACCACTTGTTCCACCTGTAACAACGTGACTTGTATCTACTACACCACTAGTTGCTTTGTAAGTAATGTAAGTTGGATATACACCAGTTACGATACCTGTAGCATTGCTTGTTGCTTGGCTAAAAGTTTCATTAGCTACGAATACACCTGTTGTTGAAGCAAATGTAAATCTGTTATTTGGGTGTGTAAACAATATAGGATCACCATTGTTCATAAAAATGGGCAATGTGCTTCTTGCTGGAGCAGTAATGTTTGTAACTGTACCTGCAGTTGGAATTGTTCCACCTACTTTATTGATTGTAATGCTTTGATTACCTAAAACTGCACTAATATATACTGAGCCACCGGTAGCAAATGTACCTGTACCTGCAGTACTTGTAATGATTTCACCACTTAATAATCCAGCAGTTGTTGTCATACCTGTAATAGTAGCAGTCCAAGGTGCACTTAATGTACCTGAACCAGTAACTGTACCAATTGTACCAGTTGCGCTAACGATTTGAGCAGTAACAGGAACTGTAACTACTGCAGGGCTAGCTTTGCTAATACCTTGAATTGGGTTAGCGTATAAATTAGGAATAATATCTGTTCTTAATGTTGTCATTTTGTTTGCCTTTTATTTCTTGTGAAAGCTTTTTAATGTTTCTGCTAAACGTGCACGTTTGCCTTCTACGCCGGGCTTTTTAGCTGCTGCAGCCAATTTCTTAGCTGGAATCTTTTTACCTTCTGGTACATGTAATTCTTTATGTAATGCGCCTGGATGCTCAATTGCTTTACTGATCCATTTGTGCGCTTGTTCCATATGATGTTCTGCTTTTTTCATATGACTATGTGACATTGACTTTTTCATTTTGTGTTCCTTAGATTAATATTGACTGTCTGGACCATAATTAAAAGTATTTGGTGTACTCTTATTAACTTGTTTACCTTTGCTTATGCCACCATAAGCAGGGCCACCTGATTGACCAATACGAATCATGTCAGGATTACCGCTATAGTTTTGACCTTTCTTAGGATCCCAACTACGTGTGCCACCTGGATTGCGTTCTTGCTTACCATAATTTTGGCTATCAATGTTCTTAACAGTTGGGCGCTCATTACCACTTACACCAACACGATCAGGTGCACGTCTAAATGCATCTTTAGTTGCTGGAGGTCCAACTTTAGCAGCTGGATTGTCTTGGTTACCACGAGTTGGTCCACGACCTTTATTAACTAGTTTACCTTCATTCATTGTACCAGTGTGATGGTTTGTTTGAACTGATCTTGTTCTACTATTATGACTATAACCTTCACCACCTTGTCCGTTGAAAGCTAGGCCCTTATCTTCTTGATCTCTACTTGGTTTCATTTTGATTTCCTTTTAGTTTTGTCAGCTTTGATACTTTTGCTGATCTTTTCGCCAGTACGCTTTTTCTTGCCGGCGACTGCATAAGCAATTGCTACGGCCTGCTTTTGGGGCTTTCCAGCTTCCATTTCCTTCTTAACATTCTCACTGAATGCTTTAGGTGATTTTGATTTGTTTAATGGCATAATATTATTTATCTTCTTTGATTCCGGTTATTTTAGCGAGTGCTTCTGCAAACGCTAACTTCTTCATTTCAACATTATCTGTACTGTCGGTAACTTCAACTTTAGCTAATGTACCCATTACTTTATTCAATATCAAATTGTGATACTTCATTGTTAAATGTGTGTCACCAGCACCTCGAGATCGCATAAAATCTTCAACCAACAACTCTTCATAGTTTTGACCATTCGCTTGAATTTTTAATGTTTCTAATAAACCCTCAATTGTAAGTTGTTGCTTAGAGCCAGGCTTTCTACCTGAATTTGGTCTAGCACCACCTCTACTTGGTCGTTTAGGTCCTTTTTCTCTCGTGTGTTTAGTACGATTGATAGGTATCCCAGTAGTACCTTTTGGTCTACCTGCTTTTCTTTTTGTTGGTTCTAAATTCTGTTCCATAATGTTATTTATCTTTTCTTAAAAACGTTAAATATGTGTTTGAAAGGAAATGAAATGCAAAAAGCAAATATAACCGACATCAAACACATCATACAACTATCAGTTGAAAACTCAACTGTTGATAGTTTCTTTACTGTGACTCCTAGTGTATATGAAAAAAACTTAGCATATGCAATACTCAATCAACATTACCATATTGGTGTAGAATTAGTCAAAGTATTGAAAGACGAAAATGATAAGTTACTCGCTTATACTTGGGCTAATACATATCAGATGCCATGGACAACTGATCGTATGGTTAATGTACAAATGGTTGATATTGACTTAAATCTATCTCCACGCACAAGAATTCAAATTATAAAAACTATGATGAAAGAATGGGAAACATTCGCAAACATTGCAAACTGTTCTGTCATTTGTTCACCTACTAGTCGTAAAAATCAAAATGCCTTTCTAAAATTACATGAGAAAAATGGCTACGAAATTCGCGGCTCATTTGCTTTCAAACGTTTGTTCTGAACACGACACAAGCTACTCCTGCCAATTAGTTGATACTCAGATTAGAAAGACACAAAATCATCTGATCCTTGATAGTGTTCACGGTGTCTTAACTCAGTATTGACCTCAACTGCCATGCAAACTTTTTATGTTTGCGTATGCGGTCTTGTGCAAAATTACCAATATCAACATGACCTTCTAAATTAGCAATCATGTTTAATTTTTCATAACTGTTGATCATATGTTCTTGACCTTCTAATACAAACTCGATTAGACTGTCACTACTGTTACCTGTTGTGGTATCTTCTAAATCAGCTAGTTCTAATATTTCATTAATTGTTTCGGGTGCAAATTCGTTTAATGCACGAATCAATTCACCTAAATCATCTTGTATAGCTTCACTGTCTTCATACATTTTTTGTAATAGTTTATGCCATCCATAAAACTCTTTACCCTCAATGTTAAAATGTATTGAATGTATGCGATAACTGTTTACAAAGTTATCACTG